GTCGTCTCGACATCAAAGCCCAGCACCGACGCGTTAGGAAAGTACCTCTTCAACTCGGTGGTGAGCATCAACCCTCCTAAGCGAATCCAGGCGCTTCTTTTGGTCGATCAGCCGGCGGCTTGTCGAGGATGCTGACACGAGGCCGCGCTGGTGCAGACATCGGCATGTGGCTCCAGCTGTTGTGGAGCGGGCTGGGATGCCGCTGCTTCTTTTCGGCGTCAGACAGCATCTCATCTGGCACGAACTTACGCACCTCGACAGAGGCCGTGATCTTCGCAGTAGACAGGCAACTTCGCCTCTGCTGCCACTTCCGGCCAGTCGTAGTCCAACGGCAGCGTAGCCTGCGTGAAGTTGGCATCACCCGGCCCAGTGTTCAACACTTCGACCACCTCACCGGGGTCCGCGGGTTGGGTGAGCCAGGTGCCGCGACGCAGCGATTCGAGAGCCGCGATGGCAACCGCCGCCACCTGCACGAACTCTTCGTAGTAGCCCTCAAGGTGCTTCTCTTTCGGGCCGCCGAAGAGAATGCGAAGTGCCTGCTGGGTCATCTCGCCCTGCTCTTCACCCTCGATGGCCGACCAGACCAGGGGGTGGTGGTTCTGCTCGCCCCACTTCTGGTCCTGCCGTAGCCGCTCAGCCAGCACATCGTTGAGGATGTCGTGCTGCACCTGCGACTGAAGCTGGATACCGAACTGCGGTGGGTAGGAGGCCGTGACGGTCTTGGCCTGCATCTGCATCTGCAAGGCTTCCCAGACCAGAGCGCCACGCTCATAGACGCCCATCCTGTCCGGCAGCACCACGTCCCAGGCGTGGTTGCCGAGGACATCAAGGGCCGTCTCAGTCGGATGATCGAGCCTGTCGAACTCCGCGCCCCTGGCGATCTGGGTTTCTTCCGCCACCTCCAGCTTCACCATCAGGAAGCCGTTGGCCTTGCACCAGGCGTACTCGATAGGTCGGCGCAGGTCGGTGATGACGCAGCCATCTTCGTCGAGGCGGGGGTGTTGTTTCTCAAACAATTCGACGAAGTGACCGTCCTTCTTATCGGTCAGGTAAGTCGACACATCCTGAAGAAAGGCGCGGTCTCGTGTCACGTCTTCGCCCAGCAAGGCGGCCTGCGCCATATACAGCGGGTAGGCGAACTTGACGACGGGAATACCAAGCTGCGCCGAGAGGTAGACCCCTAAAGCGTCTTTGCCCGACTTCATCTTGCCGTGAAGTGCGATCTTGGCCTTATGCAGCACGTATACACCTCCTGACGATCTTTGACACCGTTGCTTGCGTAATTCCGAAGACTTGCGCCAACTCTTCCTGTGACCACCAGCCGCCTGTCTCTGGACATACCTGAGAACGAGCTAGTAAGTAGTCAGGCAACTTCGCTAGCGTGCTTGGAGAGAGCAAGCTTAACTCCTTCAACCAGACTATCTATTGGATTTAGGTCGTCCTCCCACCGCATCTCGTACTTGTCTCCGAGCATACGTACCGGAGGACGAGAGAAAATGCGATTCACAAACTGGTCGCGAGTACACCACCCCACCAAGAGCAGCGAGTCGTCTGCCTGCCCAGGCCAGACCAGGATGTAGATGTCGGCCTTCAGCTCACGCCAAAAGTTAAGCCCTTCCGTCGCGAGATCACGGAAAGGCTCACCCCGGTACTTCACCTGGATTGTCTGCACGTCGATGGGCGACCAGGGCAGGAACGTCACCGGGATCGTGACCGGGTGCGGCAGCCTGATGTCTACCCTGCCATCGCCACCGTCGAAGATTTCCCAGCCGTGGTCGAGGCCGAGTGCTTTCGCTACTGCGAGCTCGGCCTTGAAGCTCTCAGAGCGAGACGTGAACTCATCCGGCGCTGTCGGACCCCACGACTTGTGCGGCTTCCCCACTCGGTTCTTGTTTTCGTTGACGGCCCTCGCTGCATTCGCCGCCTTCGCCACCTCTTCAGGCGACAGACTCACCTCGATCACTGACTACCTCAGACTGGATTCGCTGCCGCGCCATCTCGGCGTAGGCGGGGTTGAGATCAATGCCGATGAAGCGGCGGCCATGCTGGAGCGCCACGACGCCTGTGGTGCCGCTGCCCACGAAGGGGTCGAGCACCAGATCGCCGGGGCGAGAGCCGGCCAGGATGCACGGCTCGATCAGCTTGGGTGGGAAGACCGCGAAGTGCGCGCCTCGGTATGGCTTGGTGTTGACCGTCCAGACATCGCGCCGGTTGCGTAGCTCCGCCACCTGCCAGGATGCGCCGTTGCCCCGCGCCCCGCGGCTATCTCTATAGGAGAGGCTGGCATCTCGCTTGAAGCCGTTACCGGAACCACGAGAGCTCACCGCCGGCTCCTTCACCGCTTCGTGGTCGTAGTAGTAGGTAGCCGACTTTGCCAGCAAGAAGATAAACTCATGTGAGCGTGTAGGGCGATCTCTGACGCTCTCCGGCATGGCGTTTCCTTTGTGCCACACGATGTCACTGCGAAGCCACCAACCGTCTGCCTGGAGAGCGAAGGCGACGCGCCAGGGGATGCCGATCAGGTCTTTAGGCTTCAGGTCTGTACCCCGCTTCGCGTGCTTTGGCATGTGGTCGTTGCGGCTCTGCGTCGGCCACCTCTCGGCATCACGCGCCCCACACCCACCGCTAGCGTAGCTATCGCCCAGGTTCAGCCAGAACGTGCCGTTGTCGGCCAGGACGCGACGCACCTCCCGGCCTACATCCACTAGCCGGCTAACATAGCCGCCCAGATCATCCTCCAGCCCGATCTGCCCTTCAATGCCGTAATCCCGCAGCCCGAAGTAAGGCGGAGAAGTAACACAACACTGCACCGAGCCGTCAGGAAGCTGCCCCAACGTCGTCAGCGCGTCGCCCACCAGGATGTCCCAGGTCTGCTCCACCGCCCCCTCCGTCTTTCTGTCTCAATTCCTCGGCCATTTGCCTGGCTAGTTCGTAGAACGCGGCGGCTGCCTGCTCCCACTTGTCGGTGCCGTACTCGTGCTTGAAGTGCTCTAGCGCCCTCATGTCGTCTTCGAGAGAACAGAGCCGATCCCACGCTTCCAGGGGAAGCAGGACGAAGATGCCGTAGTTCTGGTAATCCTGGCCGCCGGTAATGGCGAGTGCCCACGGCTTACCGCTGCTCTTGCCGTTGCGCTGCGCCTGTTCGATGTGGTCGGTCAGCTCACCATACGCGGCAAGGTCGGTTCGATACTTACACTCGACTCTGACGCCGTGAGCGTCTACGTCACCGTCCTGACCAGGCCAGACCACACCACCAGTGCGCTTGGCGAAGCTCTTCTCGAAAGCGTAGCCGCGTTGCGCGGCGTTCTTCCTGGCGGTAGACGCAGCCGACCTGGCCGGTGACCTGCGCCGGCTCATTTACGACGATCCTCGAATGAAATGCGCGACGGAAAGAACAGCATCTCTTCCTCATTGACCGCACCGTGCCGGTTCTTCTTGACGTAGATCATCGCCTTCTGGGCAGTGTCCACACCTTTGTGAACCTTCTGCGCTTCCGGTGGCCGCCAGACCAGAATGCCAACATCGCAGGCAGCCTCAATCGCACCAGAGCCGTGCAGGTCACTCAACTCCGGTGGCCGCTCCACCGTCTTGCCGCTTTGAAGGTCCTTCTCGATAGCGCGGTTGAGCTGAGAGGCGACGATGATTGGGATGCGGTGCGTGTTGGCGAGGCTCTTGAGTTGGTTCGCCATGCTGGTAAGCTGCTGGTATTCGTTGCCGCCGCCAACCTGCCCCCACTGGATACGTTGCAGGTAATCGATCACCACGAGCCTGACCGGAGGGCCGGCGAGTGTTGATTCTTGGACAACATCGATGATGTCGTGAAAGGTTATGTCGTCGCCTGCGTAGAGCTGCATGACCTGGCTGAACAGCGCCATCTCCTCGGCGGCCTCCAGCCAGGTAGCGCGCTCCTCCTCCGTCGCATCACCCGTCCTGACCTTTTCGATGGGCACCTTGCTGGTCTGCGTGGCGAACCGCTCCATCAGGTCAGCCGCCGTCATCTCCGGGCTGATGACGATCACCTGGCCCGGCGGCTCGGCTGACCCCTCAGCCCACTCGCTGAGGATCGTGGAGGCCACGTAGACCGCGATCTGCATCACCAGGGCGCTCTTGCCGTGGCTGGTTCGACCACCAACGACGACGAGGCTGCCGGGGTGCAGCCCGCCGGTCAGCCTGTCGAGGGTCGCCAGACCTGTCGGCTCTCCCCACACCGCGCCGGGGTTGGCGTGCCACCGCGCCTCCCTGGTTCTCACCTCGGCCAGCGTCTTCTGAAAATCAACAGGGGCCGTCATCACAGCCCCTTGCTCAGAACACGTTGCTTGGCTGCCGCCAGCCTGGCCTTGAGATCAGGGTTCGGTATCGGCGGTGGTGGCGGGTTGGCCGCCAACTTATCGTTCTCCCTGCGCCGCTCTGTCTCGGCCTGCGCGGCGGTCATCGGGGTCTTCCTGACCACGGCGGCCTCTTGCTTGAGGCTGGCATAGCCGTAGGCGCGCAACGACTTGAGGATCGCTACTACATGCAGCCGCCAGCCCGCGTCCATCTTCGGGACGATCTTCCTGGCAAGTACCGTCACCATGTCCTCGACGGCCTGCTCCCAGTCCGCGTCACCGACCAGCCCCTCCAGCTCGGCAAGCTGCGTCTGGCTGGGCGGCATCGAGTCGGGGAACTCCTCGGCAAGCCGGCGCGTGAGCCGCGCCGCGAAGTCCTCACCCACCGCCTGCGGCTCGTCCAGCTCCGGCGGCCTGCCGTCACCAAGCGGCAGATCGTCGTCGTCGTCCTCTGGGTGCTGGTGGTTCGCCAGGAAGTAGTTCAGCTCGTCGATGGCGTGCTGGAGATCGTCGAGCAACTTCTTCGGAACGTACATCATGTCCGACATAGGCGCTCCTAGTAGCGATGTCGGCTACGGGAGCCGTTCATCAGTCCATGCTTCTTCAGGTACGGACTCATCTTCGTATGGTCCACACCAAATGCCCGTGCCGTGTGGTCGGCGTTCCCCACGATCTTGTAGACATGGGCGATACGAGAGGCGTAGGGCTTGAACCCCTCCTCGCCCACACGAGGGCGGTGGACATCGGGCAGGTCGTTCTTGGCGTCGGTCTCGGCGGCAGGGCGAGAAGCCCGAACCAGATCGCTGTATGCCTCAACCATCGCGCCGACGACGCCGGAGAGCTGCGGAACTTGGTGGTAGGCCGCCGCCAGCAGCGCCTCTTCCGCCGTCACCTCCAGCGGGCTGACTGTCTTGGGCAACAACCGCTTCGCCGCACCTGGATCGCTGAGGATGTCGTGGTCCTGCACCAAGGCCCGCACCGCCTCGGCACGCGGCTTACGGTTCTTGGCAACGGGAAAGGCCGCCTCCAACAGCTTGTCGAAGCTGCGGTGATTGGCGGTGTTGCGGTAGCGCAAGTAACCCAGGAGCAAGGCGCGCAGCGCGACGACCTGGGCAAATGTCGTAAAGTTGTCGATCTCCTGCTCCAGCTCGCCCCGGGCAACGAGCTTGGCCTGGTCCTGCCACAGCGCGTGCAAGAAGTTCTCTCGGCGGTCCTTCGCCGCATCCTCCCTGGCGTGGTCGGTGTGGGCCGAGGCTTCCGGCGACAGCAGCGCCGGCCCATCGCCCACCACGGTCTCCTCCGGCCCCGGCGTCGAGAGCCTGTCCAGCAGCCGCGCTGACGGGCTGGCCGATTCCGCGTCGTCATGGGGCGCGTCGGCAGCCTCCAGCGCCGCGTCCATCGAGTCGGTCTTGACCGGGAAGCGCCCCTCTTCCCCGACTAAGACCGAAAGGGCGGCGGAGGACGACGCCCCGTCGTACCCCAACCGCTCCAGAATGGACAGCATCTCGGCCCTGATCTTAGCGACCCAGGTGCCGGATTTACTGGCCGACCTGCCGTTACCCTCCGGCCTGGTGTGTAATCGTTCTTGGAGATTGAACAGCTTGGCTTCTAGTGCCGTTTGCTCCTCGTAGCTGAGCGGCAGAGACACGTTCCCCTCCTACGGTGTCTAGCCTGCCGCCTGCATCGCCGCTTGCTTGTGCTTGTAGCAGAGAATGCGGCCAGTATCGCGCTTCGAGAACGCGGCCAACTGCTCGGCCTTCCACTTGCCGTTGGCGCTGTCCTTGATCTCCTCGCCGCACTCCTCGCAGGCGTAGCCGCCGTTGCCGTCATTCGGCGGCGGGTTGTCGTACCGCTGGCCGCCGCTGCTGCTACGGGCCGGCTGCCGAGGCTGGCTGGCCTGGCGGGTGTCGCCCTCGCTGCTGCCGCGAGTATCGAACTCCACGTCAGCGTTGGTCTCGGCATTCAGCCCCTTGGTCAAGGCCCGCGACACTGCCCGCGTCTCAGCTTGCCGAGGGAAGTGCCTAGCGATCTCCTTCGAGCAGTTGTCGGGGCTGGCGTCACCGATGCCGGTGAAGTGCGTCCCGTCGCTGAAGTACGCGACAGCACGGGCCACCGCCATGCCGCGCTCAAAGTCGATGTGGGTGATCTCGGTCTCGATGGCGATCAGCCCGGCCTGGTGAGCGCGGTCCAGCAGCTCGGCGTAGTCGTAGGTGTCTTTGCCGCTGATGCGGATCGTCTTCCAGTCCTCCCGACCTGTGCGGGTATAGCGCGCCGGGTTCGGAACGATGGTCGGTGGTGTCGCGAGTGCCATAAACCCTCCTGCGGTCTGGGCTTGCTGCCCCTGCTTGCCCCTGCTGTAGATACGCGTAGCCACGCTGAAAAGTTCTAAACCCTACTCAGCACCTCCAAACCTCCAAAACTGCACCCCTCTACTTACTCTGTGCGGGCTATCTCCGGCCAGAATATCGCTAAAATCTCCCGAAAAATCAAGGGATTTTGCCCGTCAAGGGCGAAAAACCTCTGAGCGGGCCATCGGAGTAGTTTTGAAAACTGCCTCGGAACGGTGCCCGGAGATAACTTGCACAGAGTATATAGAGGCTACTTTTTCTGGGCGCGGAGAGGCAGCGCCACCCCCGCCCCCTCGCGGGTGCGCGGCTGCGCGTGTGCGTGTTAGTAATACAGTATTAATAATTACAGTATTATATACAGTATTATTACAGTATTAATAATTACAGTATTATATACAGTATTATTACAGTATTACTACTTACAGTATTATATACAGTATTAATATATAGTATAATATTATATATATATATATATATATATATATACTGTATATAATAGCGTAGCATACAGCATACAGCATACTGAATGCTGATTACAGATTTATTAACAGTATTATAAACATAATTATAGAAGAGGAATACAGTCTATAATACTGTAATAGTAGTAATACTGTAATCATAATACTGTAGAAAGTACTGTAAGACGTTTACAGTATTAAAACAAATAGATCTCTAGGGCCATACGTCAGGAGACGAAGACCAGGATGCAGAAGGTGGGCAAGAAGCAATTCCCGTTTGACAAAGCCGGTATGGCAGAGGCGGAAGACTCCGCCAAGAAGACCGGCAAGAAGGTGGCAAAGAAAAAGCCGGTCAAGAAGACCGGCAAGTAGGACGCGTCAAAGCAGCGCGTGGTGTGGGCCGAGGCGCTAGTGGACGCTGGGGTCGTTATCGAGCCGGGTAAGTGACGCCGCTACCCTGATCGCAGTCGCCAGACGCGCCTGCCCCTCCGCCGTCATGGTCTGCGCCAGGCTGACGACGTAGCTGAGCGCCATGCGGAGCGGCTCGGCCAGCAGCGGGTACTGCTCCGGTCTCTCCGGCCACACGCCGACCAGCACGCCGATCTGGTTCAAGTCCATGTCGAGGAACCGGGCCAGCGCAGCCAGTTCTTCGAGGGATGGCCGCAGCGTCTCGCCCCGCTCTAGTCGACTGACGGTGTGCGGTGCGAGGCCAAGGCGCGTTGCCAGCCGGTATTGGGTGAGGTGGAGGGCTTCACGGCGTTGGATGACGGCCTCTCGGAGGCGGGTCAAGTCCTGCCTCGGCTCGAACCGATCAATCACTGCCCGCTCCCATCCTGCGTCTGCTGCCGCTGCCCGCATGGTGTCCCTCCCCGGTGTTAAGTCCAGTCTAACCAGGAACCAAAATAAGTCAAGGAGAACGCATGGTCGATTCCGAACCTGTCATGTCGATCCGCGACTGGCGGGAGGCGGCGGGTGCCTGGGCTGTCTACGCGGTGCCGTACCCCACGGCGTATGCCTCTGACCAGCCCCTCTACTACAACGCGTTGCCGGTGCTGTTTTGGGTGTTGGCCGAGGATGACGATGGGCACGAACTTGTCGGAATGGTGTCATCTGGCCCTGCTCTTGTCCCTGCCGATGCCGTAACGCCGGGAGAGCTGATTGGTTACTACCGGCCCGCTGACGGCGAGGCGCATCAGAAGCGGCTCTTTGCACTGGCCCATAGCCGGGGGCTGAAGCTGCACGAAGCGGCCTACCCGCCCCGGCAGGTGGCCCCGCCTGCGCTAGAGCCGGAGCCTCAAGCAAATCCCGTGCCACCGAAACGTAGCCGGCGGCGTTTGAAGTCCTCTTCCCCCGAATCTCAGGAGTAAATCTCTCGTGCCTCTCGACCTTCTTTCGCGTATCGCTGCGGCCAAGCCTGGCGCTGAGGACACGCTGCGCTATCTCGACGTGACCACCAACGTGATTGCCGGCGCGGCGTACACCATCGCGCTGACCGAGGCGCAGAAGCTCCGCGACCCGCAGGGCCGCGCCGTGGCTCCCAGCGTCGTCATCGTGGCGCACAAGCCGGCTGGCGCCACCACGCCGTTTGCGAGTGCCTGTGTCCATGCCAACACGTCGGCGTCGCAGATTCAGGTGGTGACGGCTGGCGGCAGCGGCACGCCGCTCCGCGTCTACTACGCCTAGTCATGGCGTCTCAGACAGACGACGGGCTGCGGCGCAAGCTAGCCTACGGGGACTACCGCCGGATGCCCAACAAGGAGCGCAGCATCGACGCGCTCTGGCGCAGCTACGTCGAGAAGAACCGGCAAGGCGAGGACGTTCCGACCACGAATCGGACTAAGCTCTACCAGTGGGCCAATGAGGACGACTGGAAGAACCAGCTTATTGCCGAGGAGAAAGAACGACAGGAAGCTGAGCGGAGCGCCGACCTTCGCTCTCGCAAGCGCCAGATGTACAAGTTCGCCTCGATGCTCGACGTGGCAAACGAGGCGCTGCTGGCCTTGATCCAGTCGCCAGACACCGATCAAGCGGTGCGACTACGCGCTGTCACCGCCCTCTACGACAGGATTGGCTACCCAGCTGAGAGCAGGACGAGTGCGGCCAAGCGCGCCGTTGACGAAGCCTCGGCTGATGGAGCGCCACAATCCGAGCATGTGGAGTACCCCGAAGGCGAAGACGATGCCGCCTGGTCTGCGGCTATGGCACAACGCCACCTCCAAGGTGACTAACAGGATACATGCTGGAAACCCCAACCAGTGCGAAACAGCGCGCACTGATCTGGGATCGTTGCGCCCACGACCAGAAGTTCCGCCAACGTGTAATCGCCCAGTGTAAAGAAGACAGTGTTTTCTTTATCAACGCGTTCATCTGGTCCTTCGATCCCCGACCAGACGCCGTTGTTGCTGAGACACCGTTTATTCTCTACCCGTTCCAAGTCGATCTGATTCGGAAACTTGACGCGGCGGTTGCCGGCCTGGATGACCTGCTGATCGAGAAGAGCCGCGACATGGGCGGCACCTGGACGATCATTGCCTGGGCGGTTCATGGCTGGCTCTTTCGTCCCGGCTGGCAGGGTCTCCTCGGCTCCCGCAAAGAGAAGCTGGTCGATGACCGGACAATCGACAGCCACTTTGGCAAGATCGACTTTATCCTGCGCCACCTTCCCGGCTGGTTCCTGCGCGATGTACTCCCCGGCTTCCGGGAAGACAAGCACCGGCAGAAGCTCAAGCTCGTCAATCCGTCGAAGGTGTACCCTGGCTGCTACGGTAACGCGCTGAAGGGCGAGTCATCCAACGAGGAGTTTGGGCGCGCTGGTCGGCAGACGTTCATCTTCTTCGACGAGGCCGCCTTCTTCAAGGCGTTCTCAGATGCCTGGCGGGCTGCTGCACAGACCACCAGGACCCGCATCGGCCTCTCCACCCCACGTGGCATGAACGCCTGGGGCCGGCTCATCCACCGGCCTGAGAACCAACATCGCCGCGTCACGCTGCACTGGCGTCTCCACCCTCTCCACGACGACGCCTGGTACGCCAGGGAGTGCAAGCGCCTCGTCCTAGCGGAAGACATTGCCCAGGAACTCGATCTTAACTACCAGAGATCGACTCGCGGGTTGGTCTATCCCCAGTGGGAGCAGTGCGAGTTCGGGGTCTACGACTACAACCCGAAGCATCGCCTCTTCTGCTCCTGGGACTTCGGCCTTGATGGCACGGCCCTGATCTGGTGGCAGCGCGATCCGGTGTCGGGTCAGGTGACGATGCTTGATGCCTACGAGGCCGAGAACAGGCCGCTCTCCTGGTTTATCCCGTTTGTCAAGGGCGAGCTACCAGAAGACCCAAAGCAGGCGCGGGAGTACACACCAGACGAGCTAGCCAAGATCACGGTGCATTCGACGTGGGGGTTAGCCATTCATTACGGCGACCCCAGCGTTAACCAGCGCAACGTGAAGGACGGCAAATCACCGGCTGATCTGCTCAAAGAGTACGGCATCTTCGTCTTCTCCAACGCGGCAGCCAACGACTTCAAGTCACGCCGTCGCGTGACGCTGGAGGGGTTACGCACCCTTCGCGTCAACTTACCGGGTGAAGGCGCGCCAGTCGGTTGCGAAATCGTTGACGATGCCATGCGGCTCGCCAAGTTCCAAGAGCGGGACGAGGACAGCCAGAGCAGCAACGAGCCGAATCCGGTGCATGACGGCACGTCCCACCTCCGCAGCTCTGTCGAGTTCTTCTACGTCAATCTGCCGCCCCACTCGTCATTCAAGCGCCCAGATTCGACGCGCAGCACACGGGTTTACGACCACTTCCTGAAGCGATAAAGAGAACGAATGGTCCTGCCGTTTCCCCCGCCGCCTTTGCCCCCGGCTGGAGGGCCAGGCTTGCCGTTCCCCCCAGACATGCTTCCTCCTCCGCCTCTCGGCTTCGAGGCTGGTCCGCCCATGCCCCCGGCCAGTGCGGCAGCTTTTGGCGGGCCACCGCCCCCTGGCTTCGCTGGCGCGCTGCCCGGCGCGGCGCGTTCACCGGGCCTCGATCCGATGATGCTGATGGCCCTGCTCTCCGAGCTTGGTGGCCCCCCTCCCACGGGGCCGGAGATGCAGAAGCCGTCGTCTCCCATTGACCAGGGTCTCGACATCGACAGCTTCGGAGATGACGAGCCGGCGGCGATGCCGAAGCGGAAGAAGCCCAAGCGTAAGAAGCCGAGTGAAGCTGATCTTCGATCTAAGGCGGATCGCATCGTCTCCTACTGGGCAGAGCGCGATTCCCGCATGGACGAGGAGGAAGAGCTGTACTGCCTGGATCGCACCCGCTATCAGGAAGGCGAGGGCGAGCTGGTCGTGCTCAACACGCCGCAGGTGGTGGTCGATAAGGCGGCGGCGCTGATCGGCAAGCAGAAGCCCAGCCTCGACGTGATCCCTCCGCGGAACGATCTGCGGGAGGAGGCACAGCAGGTCGAGGATTTCCTGCGCTACATGCTGGGCCGCTGGAACAAAGAGTGGACGCGTATGAGCGTTCACGGCCCGCTGCTCCACGACATCGCGTTCTTCCTGGTGCAGCGTGGCTGGCTCACAGTTCGGGTTAGCTACAACAGCAGCGACGACGAGAGCGCCACCGGGCCGATGTCCAACCCGGTGAAGTTCATTCCCTACGATCCGCGCCACGTCTACCCCGATCTCGGTCTCCGGTATGTTGTCCACCGTTGTATCTATACGGTGGGCGAGTTGCTGACCGAGTGGCCGGAAGCCGAGAAGCTGCTGGAAGATGGCTACGACACCACGACGGAAGTGGAAGTCACCAGCTACTATGATGACTGGTGGCACTTCGTCTACTGCGACTTCGGCACGATCAAGGCTCCGACTGCCCACGAGTATGGCAAGCTGCCCTGGATCATTCGCATCCGTGGCGGCTCTCCAATCCGCGCCACCTTCAACAACACGTCCACCTGGACGCGTAATGTCGGCCCGTCAATGCTGGCCGGCATGAAGGACAGCTACCTGCAACTGAACAAGGTGATGAGCCAGTTCGCCTCGCAGGTAGCGGCTGCTTCTGACCCACCGATCCTGTACTACTACGATCCGGCGCACCCGGAAGAGCCGAAGCCGATCAAGACGACACCGGGTTCTGTCTCGTACCTGATGTACAACCGGGAACGAGCCGAGCCGCTGGCGCTCTCGCCTCGGCCTTCCGACGCGCAACCGCTGCTCGAAGCCCTCAACATGGGCATCGAACTGTCCACGCTGCCGCGTGGCATCTGGGGTGCTGGCGCGGCTCCCTCCGGCTTCGCGCAGACCTTGATGAACGAGGCGGCTGAAGATGTGCTGTGGACGTATATCGAAGCCATCGCCTCCGCGCTGGAAGAAGCCTTCCAGATGGCGCTGGAGTTCATCAGAGACTTCCACGACGACGAGGTTGGCTACTTCGTCAGAGACCAAAGCTCTGGCGATTGGACTGGCGGTGTGACAATCACCCCCGACCTGATCGCTGAGGTGGGCTGTGAAGTCAAGGTTACGTTCAAGTCCATCTCACCGCGTGACACGACGATGATGCAGCAGTTGGCGATTGCATTGACTGACAAGAAGCTCATCAGTCTTGAGACGGCCAGGGACGAATACCTGGGCCTTGAGAACCCGCAGCGTGAGAACGAAAGAGTCCTGATCGACCTCATCAACATGGACGAGAAGGCGTTGAAGGCGCTGGTGAAGCTCACTGCGAAGCGCACCGCGCCAGAAATGTACGAACTTCTCCAGCAGGTCGAGCAGGAGGAGAAGATGGCTCCTCCTGGCGGTCCTGGTGGCCCACCCGGCGGGCCGCCTGGTCCTCCCGGTATGCCGCCTGGTGGTCCTCCGATGCCGGGGATGCCGCCGCAGATGATGCCGCCTATCGAGCAGTCGGCTATGCAAGACCCGCTAGCCATGCTCCTGCAATCGGCTGGCTCCGCCGCAGGCGGCGCTGGTCTGCAGACTCCTCCTGGCCTCCCCGGCATCGGCGGCCAGCTTCCGCCGCCTGGCCCGGTGCCTGGCGTACCCTTCTAGGAGACGGCGTATGCCTGAACCGTCTACGCCGCCTGGTATGCCGCCAGGAGCGCGGCGTTTCTATGAGCAGCAGGGTCAGTTTCCGTCTGACCCGGCTGACGTGGTTCGCAAGTTCTACGAGAGCCGGGGGCTGGTTCCGCCGGCCTCCATCCCCGGTGCTCCCGCCTCCCTCGACGAGGCGCTGAAGCAGGCCGAGGCGACGAACAGCACCGACCCGGTGGCGGCGTACCTGCGGTTTAGCTCGGGCAAGATCACGCCGGGTGACACCGGCGGTCTGCCTGGCCTGCCTGGCGGCCCCGTCTACCCAGGTCCAACGCCAGGGACGCCCCCGGCACCCGGCACGGCGGCTCCGATGGGGCCGCCTCCACCGCCGCCCCCGCCACCTGGCGAGTTGTTTTCCCCGGCGCGGCCCATGTTCGGGCCTGGCCGGTTCTCGAATGCGGAGTCAGCGTTCCTGTCTCCACCCGGTGCCGCCGGGACGTGGCAGCCCACGCCGTTGCCCAACAACAAGGCCGCGGAGCAGGCGATCCTGACACAGCCGCGTGTCGCGATGATGGCGGTGCTCAAAGACCGCAACATCGACCCCAGCAGCTTCGCCGGCCAAGCCTACCTCAACCAAGTCGAAGACCTGGCGCAGGTTTACGGGTACATGGCGGCTGGTGAGCCGGGGAGTGTGACGGCTGACCCCAGCCAGCTCTACGCCTTCATGCAAGGCTTCGTCGATATGACCAGCAGCCCTGACAAGGGGATGCAGTCGGAGAAGACGAAGCAGCGCGGCATCCTCAAGGCTCAGGTCGAGGCGGCGCTGCGGCTCAAGGGCGCGCCGATCTACGAGTCCCTGGCGAATGCGGCAGAAGAAGGCGTGTACGCCGAAGGCCGGCAGGTGCAAGGGCCGTGGGTCTACTGGTACGCACTGATTGCCCCGACGATGCGAACCCTCGGCACGACACGGCTGGGGCTGGAGATCGCGCAATCCCGCTTCGCAGATGCGGTGAGAGACTACCAGACCGCGCAGTTCCAGGGCGATACCCGCAGCTTCCAGCAGTACCTCGCCGATTCTGGCTACAAGATTCCGGTTTAGTGCATGAACTACGCATTTCAATCGCCCAGCCTGAATCAGAACCAGGACTGGTATTCGCAACGACTGCGCAGCCTTTCCCCAGCATCACGGCTCACGTTTGAGAATATCCCCGCCACTGGGTTTGAGTACTGGCTGTCGTTTCTGGCTCCTAGCCTGGCGAATGAGACGGCGTTGCGTCGCCTCTACAACAACTTCAAGGATCGCTATGCTGCCGATGTGGCGTCTCGCGGAGCAGAGGGCAGCAATATCCGCTGGGATGACTGGCTCGGTGGGCAGGACATTGACAGCGAGCTAGCCCGTCAATCGACTGAGTTTCGTGGACAGCAGCCGTCTCGGTTCTTCAGGCCGGCTCGGTACGTTTCTTTCTAGCAGGTAGAAATGGCAAATTTTAGCACCTGGGCCGACTTTATCAATGAGAACCGAGGCTCGCAGCGGAACTGGTCTACCGCGGGGTTTGGTCGTGGTAATGCCTTTAGCTTTGGCGGCATCAGCTACGACCCGTCGAAGGACATGGGCGGGCAGTACAAGAACATGTCCTCGTCAGGTCGAATCACGAATCGTGGTTCCGCCTACGGCGTGTTTGCGTACCGCCTCGACAACCTCATCAATCGTCGAGAGCAGATTAGGCAGAAGGCGGCGGCGGGCCAGATCAACGAGGTGCCGGCTGAGTTGCGGGGTGAGCTGAACAAGAGCGACGAGCAGCTTGCTCAGGATGCGCTCAACTGGGTCAACACCAACAGCCTCGGCTCGACGGGCCTGAGCCTTGGGGCGGCGAGCACTGGCGGTGGCGCAGGCGGCGGAGCTGGGGCTGGCGCGGGGGCTGGGGGTGGTGGTGGTGCCGGTGACGCCGGGGGTGGCGTCGGCGGAGGTGCTGGTGGCAGTGCCGGTAGTGGTGCTGCTGGGAGTGGTCTTCCCGCCTACGATCAGTACTACGTTCCTGGGCGCGGCATCGACGCCGCGTTCCAGGGGGCTGGCTGGCAGCAGGGTACGAACCCCTGGTACCAGTACTTCAGTGATCGCGCCTCATCGCTGGCCCCGTTCCTCTACCAGTTCCGCACCGGCAGCAGCAACACGGAAGGCATCGACGACTGGACACGCCAGTTCGCACAGTCCTACCTTGGCGGCAATGGGGCCAATCCGTTCAGCTACGGTGAGTTCCAGAAGATGCTGGGGCAGCTTGGGCAGGCCGGCAGCGACTTCAGCCGCAGCGTTTTCGGCGCGGTGGATGATCAAGGCAACCCGACGATTGCTCCGAATGAGCAGCAGGATCGCCTGATGCGCCTTATTACGTCGTCGGTGGGCCTCTCGCTCAATCCCGTGATGCGGGATGTGATGGTGGCGGATTTAAGGAATCTCATCAACCGCTTCAACAACATGGGCGCTAATCCGACGGGTGCCGGTCTCCAGCAGTTCCTTACCAATTCCGGCTTCTATAACCGCTGGTTGAACAAGTAGAGGTAGTCCGTGGCGTGGCAAGAGTCCGTGGTCAACAAGGTGGCCGATGGCTGGCGGAAGCTCCTTGCCCCGCCACTGGGCATGCCGCCAGCCCCGCCGCCACGCGACTGGAATAGGTCAGCGCCGGTCCCCGCGACGGATCGGTGGCTTGACTACACTGCGAATCGGCTGGGTCTCAGGCCGCAGCTCTATGGGCTGGACACGTTTATCGCGCCAGCCCCTCCGGATTTCGCGGCCAGTGTCCTGGGGCAGAAGCCAGGCACCACGACGGCGTTTACAGGGTCGAAGCCAGGTGCAGCGGCCCAGTTCACGGCACAGCCAGCCTCACCTCCGGCTAAGCTCGACTCGGCCTACTCCTCGGTGACGCCGCTGGAGCAGGCGATTGACAACGCGACACCGGATACCCGCGTCAGGCTAGCGATGCGTCTCGGCGCTCTCGTCGAGGGCGGCAACCTCGAAGGCAACTGGGGTGTTGGCGACAACGGCCAGAGCTTCGGCCCCTACCAGATTTACCAGGGGGTGCATCGCGGCAAGATCACGCCGGAGCAGAGCGTCGATCCGGTTCAGGCGACGAACTTCATGCTGCCGGAGTATAAGACAGCGGCAGATCGAGTAGCGCGTGAGCAGCCGGGGCTGTGGCAGCGTGACCCGTATCAGGCAGCGGCGCTCACCGCGTACTACGCTGAGCGGCCCGCCAAGTTCTACGCGGCAGACCGCATCTCATGGGCGCGTGGGGAGCTAGAGAAGCGCCGTCAGCAGCAACAGACACGGCAGCAATCGCAGCCGACCCAGCAGACCGCTGTCAAGGGGCTGTGGGATTTCGTCGTGCCCGGTGGGCGCGGCAAGACTGAGACTGCCGGCACACACGGCGGCTCCCCGGCAGTCGACATCTTTGCAGCTGAGGGTACGCCGATCTACGCGCCGGTAGATGGCGTCAGCAGTCCGGGCACGTACAGCCTGGGTGGCAACGCGACGACGATCCAGGGCGCTGATGGACGCTGGTACTACTTTGCACACACCCAGTTCCCGATGACGGGGGGCCGGGTGCGTAAGGGCCAGATCATCGGCTATGTCGGCAGGACGGGGAACGCAAAGAATACCCCGCCACATCTACACTTTGCTGTAGCCAGTAATCCAACGGTCTTCGCCACGCGCAACGGTTCCGGCGATCTCGATCCGGCGACCTATACCTACGGCTGATCCTGGGTCTCTGCCTGTTCCGGCACGCCTCGGATCATGTACCAGACAAACGAGCCGACGAAGACCAGGACCGGGATGATGATGTAGGCGAAGAGCAGCACCCAGTTCCATAGCTTGACCAGTAGCGCGATGAAGTAGGCGATCTCCACAGTAGCCTCCTTTCCCAGCGGCTCACGCGTCATCACTTTACTACAACGTTGGCCGCCAGCAAAGTGGGGCGCGGCTAGAGGATGGCTTGTGGTCGATCAGTCGCTCTTTAGCATTGAGGAAGAGACGCGGAAGCGCAACCTGGCCTATGCCCAGGGAGCGGCCCTTGCCAGGCAGATGCAAGCTGCTCAGGGTATGCAGGCTCCAGCAGCCGTAGACCGTGGCAACGACGTTGGGCAGAGCGGAGCCGACAAGCTTGGCGCTGCGATCAACGCCATGGCTGGTATTCCCGCAGGCTCTCCTCTTCCTGACCCGCTGGGCGCGGCCTGGTCTGGCATCTCCACGATTCTCGACGCCGGCAACCGCTACGCCACTCGACCCGTCCTCGGCTGGATCGCACAGCAGGCGATGCGGCAAGCGAGAGCGGCTGGCTTGGCGCAGAACGAGAAGGCGAGGGCTGTTGCTGAAGCGGCTGACCCGACGGCTGCCTTCGAGGCGCAGTTTGCTGACGACCCGGTAGGCAAGTTCGTCGTCGAAGCGGTCTTCGACCCGACCAACCTGGCCGGCGTGGGCCTCGGCGCGAAAGCGGCGAGGGGGCTGGTGAAGGGCGCGCAGGCAGCGGCGAAAGTTCCGGCCCTGGCTCCGGTTGCACCGGCGCTGGTGCAGGCGGCGCAGACCACCGGCAAGGCGATAGAGGTTGCCGACACCGTGGTTGATCGGGTCCAAGCCCTGCCGATCACCATCCCGGCCAAGGGCGTGAAGCTCGCCGGCAAGGGTCTCGACAAGGTGACTGGCGGTCTCGTCACCAAGGCGCTGGCCCGCGATGCCGAATCGGTGGCGAAGCAGAAGTTTGGTGCCCTCACCTCGGCGGCTGAGAATGAGCGCGCCCTGGGCGAGACGAAGATCACGGAGCGCCAGTTCGGCAGGCAGCTCGACGAGTTCGAGGCGGCCCCGGACAAACCGCAGTATCTCGCCTCTCTCGATCCTCACTCGGTTGTCAGGCTGTACACCACCGCCAAGCAGGCCAAGAACACGGCGCTAGAGCAGGCGACACTTCAAGACCTGGCGAGCCGGGGTATGATTGTGGCCCAACGCGGCGCGAATGGCCGGTTTGTCGGCAAGGGTCTGGCGGCTAGAGGCGAGATGCACGCCAAGCTGGACAAGGCGCTGCGAAGCCAACAGCTTGGCGAGACGACGGTGCAGACCCTCCACGACCTGGCTGACGCGCTGGTGGTGGCGACGTACCGTGACAACCCGACTGCCTTCAAGGGCGGCCTCGACGCGGCCTATCGCGCCTTCGACTTCGAGGCGACCTTCGATGGCGCGAAGCGGCAGGCCGGCGCGTTGCAGATGCCGCATGGCACGGCGTCAGGCCCGAACACGCCGAAGACGGGGCTGGAGCAGCCCATCGTCGAGTACAGGTCTACCCTTGGCGACCAGTTCTGGTATGACGACGAGGTAGTGAAGCCAGCCGGCTATGGCGCGGTGTTTGACCCCGTGGAAGACCAGGGCTGGACACACGCTGATTTCGTTTTCCCACAGGCCATGTCAGACGAACCCGGCGGCCCGCTAGTTCGGAGCGGTTATGAGCCGGGAGCGGTCTACCGAGGTATCAGCGTCAGTGAACTTGAGGACATTCTAAGGACTGGGCGTATCCAGTCCACGGGACGCAACAACGAAGCCAAACAGCAGGGTCTTACCTTCTTCAGTCCCGACGCGAAGCTGGCTCTTGGCTACGCAACCGGCATGGAGCAGGCGGCTTTCGACCACACGAAAGAGTACATCCCCCAGCTTGGTCGCGATGTCTCCTTCTTGATTAAGGTCAAGCGGCCAGAAAACTTGCTAACCAACGAGGTTATGCCAGGCGCTATTGCCCCGGCGACAAGTTACGACGAGGTAGCTGTCGCTGGGTCGGTGCCTGCGTCGGACATCCTGAGCATCTACGCCGTCAAGCCAGCCGTTGCCAGGGAGTTCGATCAGCCCGACCAGTTTGCTATCAAGCCGCTGTGGGATGGGGCGCAGAGTGGGCCGCTTCCCGCTAACCTAGAAGATCTGATCCCGAACTATGGTGCGGCGGCGGCGGCTGAAGGCCGCAAGCAGTACGACCAGGCGAAACGTAGCTTTGCCCAAAGCAAGCTAGACGCAGCTTACGACAAACTGCTCGGCTATGTGGAGCGGTACGCGCTGCCC